GTACTCGTGACTCAGGACTAGCACGATACGTTGTAGAAATTTTTGGACCTGATTTGATTGGATCTTTAGCTTTTGCTATTGATCCATACAAACAGTTCGTAAATCTTTCTAATAACGTAGCTCTCCTTTCAGATGGAGCGCCTGTCGTGCGAACACGGAAACGTGTTGGTATAGAATCATCACAGCGTAAGCTGTTGTATGAGACTTCAGTCGTTATACAATCGTATCAGAGAAATCCCCAAAAGGGTCTCTTTGATTACATGTATACCGGACCGACACGTACCGTTTCTTCTGGCTCGACCAATCGGACTTCACAGCCGAAGGTCTATGCATGGTCTAAAGATACCACCGCTAGAACGCGTCCAAAGGGCAAAAATCAGGGCGAATTTGAAATATTCGTCCCTTCTTTACGCTCCCCGGATCGTTCTTACGGCTATCATAAGATCGACAGAATTGTATACAATGCTATTGGCACTGGGCAGTTGATTAAATCAAATACCTATGTCTACAGCAAAAGTATAGGTCCCGAGTTCCGGATCGAAGATGCAGCTGTTCAAGCTTATCTCCCGGTTATACGTGCGCGTGCTCTTTCAGTAATGCAAGAGAACGTTTTGGGAATGCTGGACCAAGTCCAGCCTTCCCATCGTACGTTTGACTTGGTTCGTCAGATCGCTGAACTCAGGGAATTACCACAAACTTTACGTGGTACCCTTGAGGTCTGGCAATCGTTTGAACGGCTGGTGGGGACGAATTTGTTTCGTACCCTACAGCAGTCAACCAGTAGTTGGTTGAACCCTATTCTGTTAAGGGACTATTCACGTATCTTAGGCCGGAATACCGGTTTTCGATTCGATGAATTAGCAACCCTTGATCAGAATGCTGGCTCTGCCTACCTTACATTTAAGTTTGGTTGGGAGAGCACTCTTAGGGGCATCCTCGATTTTCTACCTTCCCCACATATGGTTGCTCGTCAGATTAATCGTCTGATCAACCGTATAGGGAGAGATACTTCGTTTAGGACCAGGAGAACCTGGACCGAAGACGAAACGAGTACACCGGAAATATCCTTTAGCCTTCTGCGAGATGAAGTGCTAGCTAGACAAGTTCGTATAGCTGGCAAACGGAAAACTGAACTTCGCTTAGTCGCGAATTTCAATATCCAATTTCCTCAAGCAGATATCCCACGTCTCAGAAGAGAGTTGTATCTGAGAAAGCTGGGAGCGTATCCAAGTGCATCGGATGTGTATAATCTCATCCCATGGACCTGGTTAGGTGATTGGTTTCTAGGCGCTGGCGACTACCTCGAGTTAATCGAGAGTATAGCTAACGACAGAAGTCTTATCAACTATGGCTTCATCACTTACCGACAGGAAAGTGATCTAGACCTTACGGCTAGTGGACGTTTCACAACTGAGGTGACTAGACTTATCAATGGGGTATCCAATAACTCCTCACGGAGTGTTGTCATAGCTCATACTGGTAAGCTAAAACTTGTCTACCAATTGCGTAGATCTATTCC